GGCGAGCCCGCCTCGCTCGGCGGAAGCACGACAGGATAAGCAGGTTGCAATCGGGGAATGCCAGCCGCGCTAGCTCGGCATAGTGCGGATGCGGTGAAACAGCCGTTCCGTGAGAGGCCGATCGCAAACGATTTATGAATTCCTTGCTACCAAATGCGGAGCGCCGCGGCTTGATACCGTGTCGATCGAGCCGCCATTGGTCGTTGCGCTGGCATCGACCGGAATGCTGGCAGCTTTTGAGCTACCTCCCCCCCACCATCTGATTAACCGACTATAATTGCCGTTGCCGTTGCCGGCCTTGGCTGTTCCAATGTCGGGTAGTTGGGCAATCACTTAAGAGGTTTCCTGGACGGCCATTTTGACCGCTTTGTCGACGTAAATGTAATTCTGGATATCCGCCTCACGAGCTAACGCAACCAAATGTCTGCTTGTTGAGATCTGCGTCCCGGAAGCGGCCTGACAGCAAACGGCCACAAGCCGCTGCTCCGACCCCCGATTAGAGCTTCATCTCGAGAAACTCGACCGGCATGACGTCTAGAGCGGTGGCGATTTCATAAAGTGTCACGACGGTCGGATTGCGCCGGCCGTTCTCCAACCCGCTAATATATTGCTGGCTGAACCCGGAGCGCTCCGCGAGCTGCTCCTGCGTCATGCCTTTTGCGCGGCGCAATCGCTCGACATTCCGCCCGACCAGTTTGCGCATATCCATGCACAAAGCATTGGCTTTGCCGGCACTGCGAGTTTATCAACTATAATATGTAATCGGGTTGATGGAGAACAGCGGGTGCGCGGATGCGAGCAGGGCGGCAGACATGGCCGAGCGAGTTTTTGCCTGGCCTTAGTGGCGATCATGTCGTCGCCGATGGCCGACGCGAAGGCATCGGAGGCACCGGCTGATGCCGACGAATCTTGCGCAGCCAAATTCGGGAGCGCCGGAACTCCGATGACCTTCGACGAGGCCTACAGCTCGCTGCCGATCGTCGAGCCAAAGGGGCCATATGAAAGCTCACTCGACTATGAGAAGCGACTGGCGACCACCCAGCGACGAGGCGGTCCATTGATAGTGGTAAGCAACCAGCCAATCTTTCGAGATGTTCAAACCTACGATCCGGACCGGAGGATATTTCGGCTATTCACGTCGGTCCTCGGGGTCGGTCAGCTAGACTTGTCGTCGATATTCGGTCGCAGCACGCTCAAGGAAGACAACTTCTCCAGCGCCGTTGCCTTCAAGGCCTTCGAGCTGGAACTGAGCAAAGACACCTATCAGACCACTAACGGATTCGGAGCACCGGTGACGGTGACGCGCATGAAGCGGCAGGTCGGAGCTCTTTGGGAGCGGCCCGGAAAACTGGGGGAGTCGCCTTTCCCGTCTTATAAACGAGGAAAGCCGCTGGCCGAGTTGCAGATAGAGCCAAATGGTGCCCAGGACATCATTGATCGCGGGACCGTCGCATATCTTATCGAGCCGCGCGCGCCATACACGGCACAAGGCAAATCCAGCACCACCCCCAGCTTTCGATATCCATTTGAGGTCGAGCAAGACATCAAGGTCATCGTCGGCGATATCCAGTGCGTGTACCTTCGGCGAGGCGATGGCGGCATGGTTGCCGCCATCGCGGTGCGCTGAATAATCCTATCAGTCGCGCGCTCCCCACGGATCGTCGTCGCCGTCTTCAAGCCAACCATCCTCGTCATCGTCGTCCGTGCTGTGCAAAACGCCGTCGTCGTCGACAAAATAAACGGTCGGTCCGACCAACGGCGCCGAGGTAACCCCCCAGCCGAGGCGCGCCCAGGTCAGCAATTGCGACAGCGCGTCGACCTGATCGTCGTGCCGACCATTCGGAAAAGCGAGCAGTTCCTTCTCGAACTCGGCGAGCCAGCGTGCTTCGATCGGCAGCAGCAGCTGCCCGGCCTCGATCATCGCGCTGATACCTGCGACGCGCGATTTCTTGTCCATCTCGGGCTGCTTCGGAATGGGAACGGGGACGCCGGGCGGGGTTTCGCTACGGAGCGCCTGGATGAGCTGCATGCCGCTCGCCTGATCTTCGACCAGCATCACGTCGGCGCCGAACCGCTGGGCATTGTCGACAGCAGCACGCTTCAGGTCCGGGAACTCGACCTTGCGGCGCCATACATCGAGGATCAGCACCTCGCGATGGCGCAGCAACGCCGTGACGCATACCGACCAATCGTTATTGACCCCGTCCTTCGACGCGGTGTCCCAGCTCTGCACGAGCTGCCCGCCGAGCGTTGCCCGATCGGGGATACCTTCGTAACGATGGAGCCATTCGGCCCGGATCATATTGCCCTCGGCGGGAACCGGGTCCTGCTGGTACTGGGCTTCAAACGCGGAAGTCCCCATAGCCAGTTTCTGCTTTTCGAGGACCGCCAAGCTCTCGCGTTCGGGGTGCAGCACGTCGCCGGCGCGGCGATGGTGCTTCTTCCCGCGCGGGAGCTCGATGATCTCGTCCTTGACCGCAATGGCCGGAATCCGCAGCTCACGCCAACCCGGCGTTTCCAGCAGCACGCCCGCCAGATCATTCTCGTGGAGGCGCTGCATGACCGTGATGATCGCGCCCGACGCCTTGTCGTTGAGGCGCGAGGTCAGCGTCGAACGGAACCAGTTGTTGACGGATTCCCGGGCGGTGTCGGAATAGGCTTCGTCGGGCTTGATCGGATCATCGATGATCAGGATGTCGCCGCCGCGGCCCGTGAGCGTGCCGGTGATCGAGGTCGCCAAGCGGCCGCCGCCGAGGGTGGTTTCGAAGTCGCCCGAGGCCGACCGTTTCGCTGACAGAATCGTGCGCGGGAAGAGCTCCCGGTACCATCCTGACTGCATGATCGAGAGGCAGTCGCGCGCGAGTTTGCCCGACAGCTCGTTCGAATAGCTGATGCACACGAAATTGCGGCGGGGATCACGCCCGAGCATCCACGCGACCCATGCAACCGATATCGCGATCGACTTGAGATTGCGGGGCGGCATGGTCACGAGGAGGCGGTTATTCTCCCCGCGTTCGATGCAATCGAGCTCATGCGCGATCGCGTCGAGGTGCCAATTCCAGCTGATCGCGTCGCCGCCGCGAATGGCGGGAAACGCCTTGTGCAGGAATACGCGGAAATCGTGCCGCATCATTTCCCGGAACACGGCCACCGGGTCTTCAACTTTCGCCATTGTCGTTCTCCTCTTCTTCTTCGGGCGTTCCTGCATTGCCCACGGGCAGGTCCGATCCAGCGCCGTTGCCGTCCGCGCTGGCTTCGGCTTCGGGTTCCGGCTCTTCCTCGTCCTCGGACTTTCCCAGGAATTGTTCGAAGATGGCCTGGTCCTGCTTCGACAGCTTTCCGCGGCCGGTGCCGCGATCTTCTGCGCCGAGCAGCTGGACGACCAGCGGCAGCAACAATTGTGCTGCCTTGAGGTCGCCAGCGGCGGCGCGCGTGGCCAGTGTCAGGACGGTCAGACTCTGGCGGGTTCCGGTGTGGGGCTTGCCCTTGATCTTGATCGTCTGCTTCGCGTCGAGCGCATTGACCAGATCGGTTTTTAAGCCGCGTTTCCCCTTTTCTTTGCCCTTCGGATTCCCTGACTGACCCGGCTTGAAGCGCGTGTGCTTCGGCGGTTTGGCGTAGCCCACCTCATAGTCTCCCGGTCCGTTAGCCACGATCCACCTCCCCGCCTTCGGCGAGTTCGGTTTCGAGATCGACGAACAGGCGACCGTCATCGCGCACCGCGTCGAGGCCGGACGCGGCCATCAGGCGGCGAAGGGTGGTGTCGCAGTAGAGCGTGTCGATCTCGATCGCGGCGCCGCGGCGGCCGGTCTTGTGCGCCGCGATCAGGGTCGTCCCCGACCCGCTAAACGGGTCGAGGATCAGGTCGCCGCGGTTCGAGCAATCGAGGATCGCGTCGGCGACGAGCGGCGTGGGCTTGACCGTACTGTGAGCAGCCAAATCCTGCTTGCGGCCTTTGCGAAAGCTGTTCGCACCGGCATATTCGAGCACGTTCGTCCGATAGCGGCCGGTGTCTCCGAGCCCGAAGTTGTTGATGTGCTTCTTCGTGCCCGACTTGAACACGAAGATGAGTTCGTGACGGGAGCGATAGAAGGTACCCATGCCCCCATTGCTTTTCACCCAGACGAGCAGCTGCTTGAACGAGCAATAGACACCATCGGCGGCATCGAGGATTTCGCGCACGTGGCGCCAATCCATGCACTGATAGTGGATCGAACCGTCTTTGGAGAACCGCACGCAGTTACGGAAGGTGGTGCGCAGGAACGTCGTGAATTCCGGGGACGTCATCTCCCCGCTGGCCTCGGCGAATTCGCGGTGCTTGTTCTGCCCGAGGCCGGATACGTGGCCCTCGATCGGGACGTTAAACGGGGGGTCGGCGAAGACCATGTCAGCGAGGTCGCCCTCCAGCAGGGCTTCGTAGCTTCCGACCTCCCGGGAGTTGCCGCAGTAGAGGCGGTGGGGGCCGATGCGCCACAGGTCACCCGGCTTGGAAACCGCCTGCGCGTTCTTGGCCGGCAATTCGACCAGTTCCGGCTCGTCCTGGACCTCCTCATCCGGCAGCGCGAAGTCGAGGTCGGCGGTGGTGAAGCCGGTGACCTCGAAGTTGTATCCATCCTCGAAGAGGTCGTTCAGTTCGTCGGCGAGCAGGTCTTCGTCCCAGCTGCTGAGTTCAGCGATGCGGTTCTCAGCGAGCGCGAAGGCCCGGCGGTCGGCGTCCGTGATGAAGTCCGTGCGGATGACCGGGACTTCCTTCAGCCCCATCATTCCCGCGGCCTCCCAGCGCCCGTGCCCCGCCGCGATCATATTCTCGTCATCGATGACGATGGGCACGAGCCAACCGAACGTCTCGATGCTTGCTTGGATCTGGTGGAGCTGCTTGTCGCTGTGTTTGCGGGCGTTGCGGGGGTTGGGTTTCAGGGAGGCGCGCGGCACCATTTCGATGCGCGGATTAGCCGGAGATTGGATTGACATGGGATGCTCCTTCGAAAAGAAGCGATCCAGATAACGTTATTTTCCGGTGATTGTTTCACGAACGAATGTTCGAGATCACCGTTGCTCTACGATGCGATTGCGAAGCGTTCGGTGTGACGGGGGATAAAGTCCTAGCGCGACGAGATGCGCGTGAGTGAGCATTAGCGCGTGCTCCCTTGGAGGTAGATGCGTCCACTCATCGACAACTTTCAGCGGCTCATAATCTGGGAGCGTTGTGGATTCACCTGCTGCGATCGCAGCTGAGAAGTCCCTGAACAACGACCGGGCCCAATTATCTAGTCGAAGTTTTTTTGCTTCTGCCCCCATCACCTTCCGGCCTCCGCGCTTCTGCAGCGGCCGCCCACTAAGGAAAGCCATAAGATATTGTAGGAATCGTGGTTGGACACCAGCGGTGTCGGCCGAGCGCACCTCATCAGCCAATGCCAGCCCGGCTGCGACTTGGCCAACCTTACGGCGTGCCGGGTTGAGGGGCGTAGATGTCAGGTGGCCGATGATCCTGCCGCGCAGATCGTCATCGAACGGGCGCTCAATTGCATAGAGCATTGATTCAATGAGAACGTGTCCATTGATGGCATGATCATGCTCGATGGCATAGTCCAGCGCGAGATATTTGGACCTGATGTCAAATTCAACCATGCTGCGATTTTATGCTGATTTCTGTCGAGCACAATCGGCGCCTGCAGGGCGTGTTGAAGCTTGAGGTCCCTGCACATGCTACCGGAAGGCGTAATCATTCCGTGCTGCTTCAGTTAGGGAATCTCTCGAAGTTACCGCAGGTTTTCCGCCAAATATAATCGGACTGGACGCGCCCAATGGCCCGCAGTTTCAAAATTTCCCTGCAAATACCCTGCAGTGCAGGGAAATGCTTTCGGAGACTGGTTCGCTCCAGACTGCGTGGCGCGCCATTTCTCCCCATCGCAAAAATCGCGTGCGCGATTTTTGCGC